GCAGCTGCCCGATCACCGCCGTGACGTCGCGGGTGTCGTAGCTAATCGAGGTCGGCACGTTCCCTCACCAGGTCGGCGAGCGTCGCGAGGTCGACCGGGTCCTCGACCCAGAGCACCGACGGCGGAATCCCCGTCAGCAATGCGAGCGCGCCGATCATTCGGCCGGGGCTACCGTCGGCGTAGGGTCCGGCGTTTCCAGATCGAGGTCGAGCTGCTCGATCGTCGCCGCCCAGGTGTCGAAACCGGGTGCGCCACCGTTGCCGGCGTGCGCGCGCTCATACGCCGAGTACGCGAGGTACATACCCCACGTCGCCGGCGACGCCGTCGGGTCGGCCGGCTGCTTATGCGACGCGCACCAGCGCTCGTAACGCATCCAGTCAAACGGCACGATGTGCAGCTCGTCGACCGACCCGTCGGCATAGGTGACGTGCGCGCTGCCCCGGATCACTACGCGGCCTTACTGCGCGACGAGCGCGTGCCGACGGCGTCGAGTACCGGCACGTGTGCGGCACGGGTCGGCGTGCCGATCACCGGGAACTCGAAATCGGTCGTCTGCTGCACCGCAACATCGCCGCCAATCTCGACCGGCAAGATTTGACACGTGCCGGCGTACTCGACGGTCGCATCGTTCAGCGGCACCCACGTAAACGCGACTTCCGATAGGCCATTGTCCATGCAGTAGTTGACGAACCCCGCATCTTCCTCCCAGTCTTGAATCGCCGAGCCCGCGAGCTTCCAGGCGATCGTCGACAGCGGCGACGGCTCAGGGATACCGAGCGTCGGCGTGCCGTCCTCAGTCGACACGTCCGGCGTTAGCCGCACGTTTGAGATTTGCACGCCGTACTCGGTGCCGCCGATCGTCAGCGTGCCCGGACCGAGCCGCGAATCTTTTAGGACGGGTGTAGCCATTGCTCAGCCCTCCAGGGGTGTCAGTGCAGGAATGGGAACGGTCGCGGTGACGTCGAGCTGCACGGCCGGCAGCGCTTCCGCGTTTGCAGCCGAGCCGCGAAAATCGAACGGGGAATAGGCGGCGACGTCGAGCGCTGCAGCGCACGCGTCGGCGAGCGTATAGAGCGCGTCGACGACGTCGGGCTCGACCAATGGCTGCCCCGAGACGACATACACCGGGACCGAGTAGGTGCGCGCGCCCAAGGTGCCGCCCGTCAGCGCCGGCAGCCCCACGAGCACGCCCAAGGGCTGCGGGTAGAACGCGCCGGCGTCACGGGTCGCGTCGATGCCGTGCGCGTCGAGCATCTCGATCACGGCCTCTAAGACGAGCACGGCCGTATTCACGCGGTCCTCGCATTCCGAATCCCGATGCGCCTGTAAAGCTGCGAAATCCGAAACACGTCAGCACCGCCGTAGCCGGCAGCGAACGAGCCATCGCCTATCTCGCCGTAGCCCGGGAAACCCGACGGCGCATTGCGCTGCTGGTATTGCAGCGCGGCCAGCTCGACGCAGGCCTGCACAAGATCGTCGTACTCGGGCCCGAGCACGTCCGAAAAATCGACGTCCTCACGGAACCGCTCGACGTAGGCGGCGGTCGCGGCCGTCGCGATCGCGACGTGCGCATCGTCGGCCGGAACCGAGAGCCAATCCGCTACGCGTGCCGGGTCGAGCCATTCGTGCGCCAAATCGTTTTCCCCTCCGGTTAGGTGGCCGGTGCCCGAGGTCGCGGGCACCGGCCGTTTCCGGGTCAGCTCGACCGAATGAGCTAACCCGACTTCGACGAGCTGCGACCGCTCGACGCGGCGAGCGCGCCGACGGGCGGGGTCAGCTTGACGATCTCCTCGGCGTAGTCGACGTCGAACAGCCCTTCGCCGACGACGCCCAGCTCGACGTTCAGCGCGCCGATCGCGTTTGCGGTCAGCCGCAACGGGTCCGAGATTCGCACGTCGAGCGCGCGCCGTGTCGCCAGGATGCGCTCGCCGGCGGCGAGCGCACCCGACGCCGTGATCGGCAGGCCCGCGAAGTACGCCGACAGCCCTTGGATGCCGGATACGCCGGCACCGCCGACGGCAGCGTCGAGCTGCTTTGCGTCGGCCATCTCACCCCACACGTCGGGCGCGACGACGATCACCTCGGGCGATTTTGCGGTCGCGTCGTAGAATGCGGCGATGCCTGCGCCGAGCGTGTCGGCGAGCGACACCGTCCCCGTGGCGAGCAGCGCGGCGATCCGTGTTTCGACGTCGCCATAGAAGTCGACGACGGCGGCCGCGTAGATCGTGTCGAGCAGGTCCGGGTCGGACCGCTGCACCGCGACCCAGGGCAGCGCACCGGCCCAATCCCAACGGTCGATCGAGGCGGGCGTCGTGCCGATCACGACCGCGCTCGTGGTCGCGTCGGCGTCGAGCGTTGCGGCCCATGCCCCGTTCGGGCCCGTGGTCCAGGTCGGCTTGATTACCTGCGTGCCGGCGGCCGGCAGCGGCCGGCCCGAGAAAATCGACCAGAGCACGCGGTCGACCGTTTTCTCGCCGAGCACCGTGCGGTCGTACTGTGGCGGCAGCACGCCGCCGAGGTCGGTGATCGGCGTTTCCGTCAGTGCGGCGAGGATGCGCAGCGCGTCGCCGTCGCCGCGCTGCGCGCGGATCGCGAGAACCGCGTACTGGCCCGCGCCGAGGTCGGCCGGCTTGCGCTCGGCGATCACGCGCACGCGGCCGCGCGACCGGGTCGGCTCGTCGTCGTCGGGCTCGGGCTCGGGTGCCGGCACGGGCTCGGGCTCGGGTACTTCTCGTGCTGCGGCGATGCGGTCCTCGTGCACTGTGCTGCCCTCCTGGTCGTTTGCGGTGTCGCGGTGTGCGACGACGTGCTCGACTTCCGCGCCGGCAAATGCGCCGTGCGGAACGAGCGCGAAATGGACATAGCGTGCGGCGGTGACGAGCACCGACCCGTCGGCCTGCACGGTCGAATCGTCGACGTCAGCGCCGACCGACAGCGCGCCCCGCGAACCGCTCGCGGCCTGCACGAGCGCGCGGTCGCCGTCGGGTGTCCGGTCGACCCGGAACGTGACGCGTGCGCCGTCGTCGTCGTCGACGTGCTCGGCGAGCACGCCGACGGGCTCGCCGTCGTGCCCGAGCTGCAGAGGGGTGCGCCGCATCGCCGGCGCGAGCGACCCGCGTTGAAACTTGAATGTCCGGCCGCCGATCTTGCCGGCTTGATTCCAGGGCACGCCGAGCCCCGCGATCGTGCGGCCCTCGACGTCGACGTCGGCTACGGCCAGCTCAAACTCTAGGTGCATGATCTAAACCCTCCCCGGGGTGATTTCGTCGAGCGTGCCGCCGGCGGCCGCCGGCGGAATGCCGAGCACGGTGCGCGCCTCATCGGTCGAAATGATTTGTTTGTCGACGAGCGCGGTCACGTAGTCGACCGCTGCGGTCGGATCGCTGCGCACGTACTGGCCGACCTGGAAAATGACGCGCTGCCCGCGCGGTGTCACGTTCGGACCGGAGAGCGCCTGCTCGATCGCGGCGAGCAGCGGCGACACGGCCTGCCCGACGTAGGCGGCCTGATTCTGCCCGACGTTCGCATACAGGATCGAGCTGCCGGTGTGCCCGGTCGGTGACGCGCCGACCATCACCACCGGCACGTTGAACAGGCGGCAGCACTCGGTTGCCCAACCCGACAGCGCTTCCGAGAGCTGCAGGTCGGCCGGCGACACGTTCGTGCGCTCATACTTGACGCCCTGCAGGTACGCGACCGATTTTGTGCGCCGCTGCGCCTGGAAGTTTTCGACCAGGTCGTCGGCCTCGGACTGTGACAGCTCGTGCCCCTCGTTTATCAGCACGCCGGCGGGTATCTCGACGTCAGCGAAGCGACGTGCGGCCGCGAGCGACGCAATCGACGACGCGATCGTGCGAGCACCGAACGCCAGCACGCCGTTATGCGTCATCGAAAACGCGATCACGTCACCGGGCTCTAGCGGCGTACCGTTCACCCGGTAACCGAGCAGCCGCGAGTAGTCGGTCAGGTACGCCGACAGCTCGGGCTCGACGCACGTTGCGGGCACGCAGCGCGCACGCGACGGATAGCCCTCGCTATCGCGTGCGAGCACGAGCCAATAGGCGCGCCCGTAAAACAGCAGGTCGTCGACGGTCGCGGTGATCGTGTCGAGCCAGGCGACGTCCGGGTCCGGCTGCGTCAGAAGTGAGCCCTGCTCGATTCGCTCAGCGCCCCTGACGCGGTCGACGTCGAGCTGCGCGACCGTGCCGCAAATCAGATTGCGGCAGCCCGCGATCGCCGGCACCGACATAGCCGCGTCGCGGCCGTAGGCGTCACCGAGCAGCACCGGGTCGATTTGCGCCGTCTCCAGCACCGTGCCCGAGCGCGCCCGCCGTAGCGACAAGGTGCCGGCCCGGACCGACGGCGCGGCCGCCTCTACCCGGACCGGACGCTTGCGAAACGGCAGCACACTCACCAGTCGAGTGTCGTGCCGGCATGGTCCCCAATGCAAATCAGGCCTGGTAACGTCGACCGTTTCGCCCGTGCTGCGGCCTAAAACAAGGAGAGGTCGACGTGCAACAGGCAATCGAGGTCGACGTGCGCGCGATCGCGGCGCGGCTGCGCGAGCTGCGAATCGAGGCGGGACTATCGCAGCGGCAACTCGCGACCGACGGCGTCAGCCACGCCTATATCAGCCGCCTGGAATCCGGGCAGCGCGTCGCGAGTCTGCAGGCGATGATCGCGCTTGCGCGCCGGCTTGAGACGACGGCGGAGCGGCTCGTGTTCGGTGAGCGGCGGCCGCACCAGTGCGTCTTTTGCGGGCAGCATCGACGCCGGCCGATGTTCTAGGCGGCCGCGATGATCGGCTTAGTGCGCTGCTCGGGTCGCAGCTCGTGGCCGGCCGCCCAGACGAGCGCGCGCGCCAGAAAAATCGGGCCCTCGCTCGCGCGGGTCGATAGTGCGGTGCCGCGCTCGGTCGTCGTCGACGCCGCGATCAAGACCTGTTCGGATAGTGCGGGCTCGCCGGCGTGCAGCATTTCGCCGGCGGCGATCGCCTGCAGGCAGGGCCCGTAGCCCGCGACCTGGTCGGCGTATCCGACCTTCTCGACGACGACGCCGCGCAACCTCGGGACGTGATGCCGGAACTGTTCGGCGTGAACCAGGGTCAGGCCGCGCCGCTCGCGCGCGAGCTGCTCGACCGCCTGCCATAGCTCGGTCGTGCCCGCATAGGCCTGCCCGCGCACGATGATCCGGCCGGCGTCGTCACGCACCGCGAGCACGAGCCCGAACGGTGTCGGCCCGATCGTCGACCCGAACGCCGATTCGACCGCGATCGTGCCGCCCTCCCCGGGCAGCACGGCGTCACGATCGAGGCAGCGCAGCCATTGAAGGTCCGTGATCCAGGCGCGCGAGCTAGTCACGTACTGATTGAGCAGCTCGCGCCGGAACGAGCGCTCGGGCAGCGTCCGGTATAGCTCGGCGACGCGATCGCGCCGCCGGCTCGACCAGTGCGGCGACGCGAGCCGCCACGATTCCACGTCGTCGATCGCCGCCTCTTGCGGCACCGACCATTCAAGAATCAGCACCGTCGCCGTATCCGGCGACGAGGCTTGCGCGATCGCCGTCGCGCGATAGTCGAGCAGCAACGCGCTGCCTGCTTCGCCGGCGGTCGACACGAGCCAGATTTGCGGGTCGACGCGCTCAAGCGTCGTCGGTGCGAGCGCGTCGACGACAACCTCGCGGCCGACGTTCCAGGCCTCGTCGACGAACACCATGCTGAGCGAATGTCCGACGCCGGCGTTGCGGTTTGCCGCGACGACAATCCACGAGCTGCCATCGGCGAGCGTGACGATTTCCTGCCCGTTGCCGTAGCGCACGAGCGCGCCGAGCTTGCGTTCTAGCCGGATCGCCGCTTGTTCCCAGACGTTGCGCGCCGTCGAGCGCAGGTTCGCCGTCGAGAGCACGTGCTGCGGCTCGCCGAATAGGTCGGACGCGTCGACGCGCCACGAGCAGGCCGCGCGCGCGAGCACCGATTTCCCCGACTGACGCGACACGGTGAGCACAACGTAGGTCCAGCGCAGCGATCCGTCGGCGCGATGCTCAAACGCGCGCGTCAGCGCGTGCGCCTGCCACGGTCGCAGCTCGACGCCCAACGTGTCGCGCGTCCAGGCGATTGCGGCGGGCCCATATGAACCCGTCACGTCGGACGGCGTCGGCGTCTCGATCCGTGCCGGCACAAACTCGCCCGCCTCGACGACGCGCCGCTTTTTCGCCAGGGTTTCCGGGGGGTTTCCGGGGAGATTCGGGCGCGACGTGGGGAGCCGGGTCGCGTCAGCGCTTAAAA